AAAAACTAGAATCAAAGGAGGTAGTTATTAATGGCTTATCAAAACGTAGGAACACCAAGATTTTTTATAGATAATTATATGTATTTGCGAGCATTAGGACTTGACACAGAATCATATATTGAGCAAACAGGGATTGATAATGACGCTACTTTTCCTAATAATTATATGATTAGCCCTCTAAATAATGAAAATATATTTACATTAACACCTGATATTGGGAAACCACTACAAAGAAGTGAAGATTCAATGAGGTTTTTTATACCTTGTGGTAATTTAAGTGGTATAGATTACTCAGGTAATATGAAATGGTATGGTGCTATGTTAAATCATAACTTAGGAGATTGTAATGTAAGAATACAAAATATAATGTTTCACGATGCAGTAAATCAAGATTCAGATTTTTTTATTGCAGATTCTCAAGAAATCGGAATCCTAAATGCAGGTAATTATGTAGATGTAGTTACAATGCAAAATGGTTCATCTATTTGGTTTTCTGATTTAACTCCTGAAAATCAACCATATACAGGATTTGCAATAACAGGAGATGGTCATGGTGGAAGCCTTGAAACATTTGAAGTAGGTGCTATAAGTATGGGCGTTATGTATACAATGCCACATTCTCCTGATTTAAATCTTTCAATGGATATAGAATTTGATGGATATGACGAGTCAGAAACATTAGGTGGTTCTACACTTACAAATATAAGACAAACAGGTGCACCTTGTTGGACAAATAATGGTAAATATAATAGCCCATTTTCAGTAGGAGAGTTTTCAGATGATAAGATGCTTGGTGGTGCTAAAAGAAATGGAAGAAGAACTTGGAATCTTAAATTTAGTTTAATTTCTGATACTAATGTGTTTGCATCTAATTATATGAACACAATGCACACAGAAACAATTACAGATTATAATAGCTCAGATATAACGACTGAAAACGAATTTGAATACAATATATTTACTGATGATTCTTTTATAGCACAAGTATGGAATAAAACTTTAGGTGGTGCATTACCATTTATATTTCAGCCTGATTCTAATAACGATAATCCTGACCAATTTTGCATTGCAAAGTTTGACCAAGACACATTAAAGGTTACACAAACTGCTTTTCGTACTTATAGTTTTTCTGTAAAGATTCGGGAAGTTTGGTAAATCAAACATCCTCTCCATCAATTAATTTAAGAGTATCTTTACCAACTAATTCTCTTAATTTTAGATATTTAGCATATTCTTCTGCAAATTCTTCTAATCTAATAATTATGTAAGATTTGCCCCTATCTTCTCTTACCACTACCGAATCTACAAAGACACTAGGTTTTAGCCATTCTGCTATCTTTTTACGCCTTTTAGCCTGTATTCTGAGGTCGCCCTCTGCTAAACAATCAACCTCTTCATGCAATCCTAATGCTTGACCATTAGAACCCCATGCTCTTTTACATTCTATATCGTAAGATTCAAACAACCTTACAACCTCTCTTTCAAAGGCATTACCTTTTACTTTACTTGGATGAGCCATCTTCTTCTCCTTTTTTGCATTTTGGGCATTTTTTTCTCTCTAAACCTATTGTTGGAAAGTCTTTATAAATATTAAAAACATTACTCCATTTATTAGTTTTTTGTGCTTCTATGATACTTTGTTTGCTTCCATCAATAATTTCATAAACATTATTACATTTATCACATTTTTTTACTGAAAAACTACTATCTTCTTCTGTTAAATAACACATACTATCTCCTTATTCTTATTTTATAAATTACTTGTTCCGAATAAGGTTTCGGATAAATTCCTATTATTTAATGTGTTGCTAGGAATTAAACCCCCATGTTTTAGACTACCTATTTTTTTAAATGCTTCGGTAAGCATTTGCAACAATTTTTTATTTTACATTTTATTTAGATGAATCATCTTTTATCCTTTTCATAAACTTTTTATTATATCTCTTAAGTGCATCTTCTGCATCTGATAATATATATTTTACTCTACTTTTTTCGTTAATATAACTACCACAATATTTACAAACTTCTATATCTTTTCTAGTTTTTTTAGCCATTTATAATACTTTCTATTGTATTTATACTTTGTTCCAAATAATTGCCTTATTGCACATTTCATGCAAATTTTACACAAGTATTCTTTAGTTACTATAGAATACCATTTAAAAAAATAAGTATCATAAAAATACTTATCACAAGACTCACATCTATCGTCAGTCTTGGCTATTGGTATCATTCGTTTCAAATACCAATTTACCCCCTAACTCTAAATATCTACGAGTTACCCCTGTAATCATTTTATGAGTTATAATATCTCCTGTGTACTTTGATGGTTTGCCCACATTTTCAGAATAATGATTTAACATTTCTTTTAATGTGTTTCTGACATATTCTCTGTCTGTCATTTTTTTGTCCTTTATCTGATGAGTTAATCTAAGTATTTGAGATGGAGAGCCAACAGGGAGAAAGGAACAACCTTAAAATAAACTCCCCATCTCTAAAATATTACCACAAGAATTTCAAAAAAAAATAAATCCGACTTTATTTTTTTCTAGTGTTTTATTAGCGATACCTGTTTGTTCGCCACCTGAAGTTAATGCTTTTAAACCTTGAACTGCAATGTCTAATTGATGTTTTAGTTTAAGATTTTGAACATCTAGTTTATAAACCTCATTTCTTAATATTTCTATATCTACATTCATTTATTTTGCCTTCATTTTGTTTTTAAATCCTGATAAAATTTCACTAATTTCCTCAGGTGTTGCACTTCTTTGTTCTGCCTGTTTCATGTACTCTTTATGTTTTATAATTTGTTTTTCAACCTTTTGTTCCATTTGAACAGGTATAGAGCCACCATTTTGACAGGCTTTACCAAGCCATCTGTTAGTAAATCCTTTAAAATCTTTTTTAGCTTTGTTGGTATTAGATAATAACCAAACACGAGCTTTCTCACATTCTCCTTTTATATCTACGTTTGGATAAGCCTTTCGCCACATCTCTATTAAATTAGTGGGAATATTATCATAAAAATTATTCACTCTATCCTCATAAGGACTAACAGCTTTTCCTGTATATTTTACTTTAGAATATTCTTTTAACATATATTCAAAAAACTTATGAGCATTTACCCATTGCTCTTTACCATCTTTTCTAATCTTTATCTCTAAAAACATCAAAACCACCTACTTTCTTTTAATCTTTTATATCTTTCTTTATGTCTTCTCTTGGAATCTTCTTGGTAGCATTTTAAACATTTGCTTTTATATTGCCAACCACCTGAAACCTTTTTAGTGTTTTCTTTAGTAATTTTATTATTACAAGTTTTACAAATCATTTTGTCCTTTCTCATAATGTGGGCAGAAATTAT